AAGGCGTAGAGGTTACAGAGGTTTTAGTATGAACCGACCAGATAAAATTTGGAACAAGCTTTCAACAACTGAAAAAGAAATAGGCGGTATACCTAACTCTAGTGAAGATATTAAGCAAGCTCATGCTGCTGCAATAGAAAGTTATATTGAAACATATGTAGGTCAAAAAGCCGATGGTTATGGTGATATGTATTTTTCTAAAACTTTAGAAGACTGGAGTCAGTTTAACATAAATAATAGAACAAAGCATGATGCTTCTATAAGCTCTGGTTTAGCTATTATGGCTTGTAATAAAAATATGTACAAACCAAATCCTGAAAGAAAATATCAACCTATTAGTTTAGGAATTAAAAGATACGATAACGATGGGATTATTTCTAAAATAATAAAATAAATAAATGCAAATTTCTTACAACATGGACAGTTCTTTTCCAGATCAGGTAGTACCAGACGCGGAAAAAGCAACCATTGAATACGGTCTAGCTGTTGGTAGAGCTATAGAAGGTGAATGGTTTAGAAATTATAGATATGGCACAACCGCTCCAGGCTATGCTGTAAATTTTAATAATTATAATTTATTAAGACTTTATGCTAGAGGAGAACAACCAGTACAAAAATACAAAGATGAATTAGCTATAAATGGCGACTTAAGCTATTTAAATCTAGACTGGAAACCAGTGCCTGTAATTTCTAAGTTTGTAGATATAGTTGTCAATGGTATGTCTCAAAGAAACTATGACATAAACGCTTATGCTCAAGATCCTGCTTGTAGTAAAGTAAGAACTGATTATGCTAGAAATTTAATGGTTGATATTGAAGCTAGAGAATATTTAGAACAAGCTCAAAAACTTTTAGGTATTAAAGCATTTTCTCAAGATCCTATAAACGCCCCTCAAGATAAAGAAGAATTAGAAGTTCATTTGCAAATGGACTTTAAGCAAAGCGTAGAAGTTGCAGAAGAAGAAGTTATAAATAATATTCTTGATAAAAATAAATTTGATTTAACTAGACAAAGAATAAATTATGACTTAACAATTTTAGGTATAGGGTGTGTAAAAACTACTTGGAATAAAGCAGAAGGTGTTGTTGTAGATTATGTAGATCCAGCCGCTTTAGTTTATTCATATAGTAATGATCCAAATTTTGAAGACTTATATTATGTAGGTGAAGTTAAATCTGTTGCTCTTTCTGAGTTAAAAACTGAATTTCCAAATTTAACAAAAGATGAACTAGAAACAATACAAAAGTATAGAGGTAATTCAGAGTATTTAAGAAACTGGAACGGTAGACAAGATGATCAAACTATACAAGTTCTTTACTTTGAATATAAAAGTTATTCAGATCAAGTTTTTAAAATAAAATATACAGATCAAGGATTAGAAAAAGCATTAGAAAAGCCAGATACTTTTATGCCACCACCTAATGATGGTTTTGAAAGAGTAGGTAGAACTATTGAAACTCTTTACTCAGGCGCTAAAATATTAGGACACCCTATGATGTTAGACTGGAAACTAGCAGAACACATGACTAGACCAGTCGCTGATACTACTAAAGTTAATTTTAGTTATGCTGTATCTGCCCCTAGAATGTACAAAGGCCGTATAGAAAGTTTAGTTAGTAGAATAACAGGTTTTGCTGATATGATACAATTAACACATTTAAAAATGCAACAGGTAATGTCTAGGATAGTTCCTGATGGTGTATTTTTAGATATGGACGGTTTAGCAGAAGTAGATTTAGGTAATGGCACTAATTATAATCCAGCTGAAGCATTAAATATGTATTTCCAAACTGGTAGTATTGTTGGTAGATCAATGACTCAAGACGGTGGTATGAATCCGGGTAAAGTTCCAATACAAGAATTAAGAGCTGGATCAGGTAGTAGTAAAATGCAGAGTTTAATTCAAACTTATCAATATTACTTACAACTTATAAGAGATGTAACCGGACTAAACGAAGCTAGAGACGGAAGTAATCCAGATAAAAACTCTTTAGTAGGTTTACAAAAGCTAGCTGCAGCAAATTCTAATACTGCTACTAGACATATATTACAGTCTAGTTTATACCTTACTTTAAGATCGTGTGAAAATATATCATTAAGAGTTGCTGATTCTTTACAGTTTCCATTTACTAGAGAAGCTTTAAAAAATAGTATATCTAGTTTTAATACTGCTACATTAGAAGAATTAATGCAACAACAAGTTCATGACTTTGGTATTTATATAAGTTTAGAACCTGATGAAGAAGAAAAATCTCAACTAGAGCAAAATATACAAATAGCTTTAAAAGCTGGACAAATTGATTTAGCAGATGCTATAGATATAAGAGAAGTAAGAAACTTAAAATTAGCTAATCAACTTCTTAAATTTAGAAGAAAGAAAAAAGCAGAAGCAGATCAAAAAGCTGCTCAAGCTAATATTCAAGCACAAGCTCAAGCTAATCAACAAACAACTGAAAAAGCTGCATTAGTTGAAATGCAAAAACAACAAGCTTTAACAGCAAGTAAAGTTGAAGTTGAAAAAGCTAAAACAGAGTTTGATATTCAAAAAATGCAAATGCAAGCGCAGATAGATCAACAATCTTTACAGCTTAGATATGAGTATGATATGAAGCTCGCAAGTCTTAAAGTTAATAGAGATAAAGATAAAGAGCAATTTATTGAAGATCGAAAAGATAATAGAACTAAGCTGCAAGCAACTCAACAAAGTGCTATGATACAGCAGCGTCAAGATAATTTACTACCTACTGATTTTGAAACTCAAGGTAGTGACCAAACCATAGGTAATGAAATGCCTATGTAATAACTATTAATTATTATATTATATTATGTCAGAAGAAATAAAAGAAAAACCTATAGTAGATGATTCTAAAGAAGGTTTAACAATAAAAAAGAAACCTAAAAAACTAGTCCCAAAAAACACTGAGGATATAAAGGTTGATTTAGCAAAACCAAAAGAAGATGCCATTCAAACACAAGAGACAGATGATAGCAATGTTATTGTCGAAGAAAAGAAAGACGAGACAGGTAGCGAAAAAGTGGTTGAAGAGATACGGTCCACCGAAGAAAAAGTAGAAACACCTGTTGTACAAGAAATAACAGAAGAAGTAAAAGAAACTACTAAAGAGTTAAAAGAAGCTGTAAGAGATGAAAAAGTTACTGGAAAGCCACTACCTAAAAACATCGAAAAACTAGTTTCATTTATGGAAGAAACAGGTGGTACTGTAGAAGATTATGTAAATTTAAATAAAGATTATTCTAGCTATGACGAAAAATCTTTACTTAATGAATACTATAAAAAAACTAAGCCGCATTTAAATCAAGAAGAAATTAATTTCTTAATGGAAGATAATTTTTCTTATGATGAAGAATCGGATGAAGATAGAGTTGTTAAAAAAAGACAACTACTATTTAAAGAAGAAATTGCAAAGGCCAAAAACTTTTTAGAAAGTTCTAAGAGCAAATATTACGAAGAGATCAAGTTGAGACCTGGCGTAACTCAAGAACAACAAAAAGCAATGGACTTTTTCAATAGATACAACAAAGAACAAGAAATAGCTGCACAGCGTAGAGAAAACTTTAGAAATACTACTAATGAAATTTTTAACAACGACTTCAAAGGTTTTGAAATTAATGTTGGTGATAAAAAATTCAGATATAATGTTTCTAACCCTACTGCTGTTGCTGAAAAACAGTCTGACTTAAACAAGTTTGTTAAGAAGTTCTTAAACAAAGAAGGGGAAGTTGTTGACACTGTAGGTTATCACAAAGCTATTTACGCTGCTGAAAATGTTGATACAATAGCTAATCATTTTTATGAGCAAGGCAAAGCCGACGCTGTTAAGAATGTAATGGCTAAATCTAAAAACATAACAGAAACTGCAAGGCCACAAGCCGGCGGTGATGTTTTTGTTAATGGATTAAGAGTAAAAGCAGTTGACGGCGTGGATGCTTCTAAGTTGAAATTTAAAGTAAAAACAAAAAACAACTAAAATTTAAAACATGAGTTTTACAACTGGCGGGTCTTTCCCCGCATCTATTGTTCCTGCTCAAAAGAGAATGACTCTTCAAGATAATTATCTTGCTTTTGATTCATCTACTGGCGGAGGAACATTTGCACAACAATATCTTCCTGAGCTTTACGAAGCTGAGGTTGAAAGATATGGAAACCGAACTATTGGTGGTTTCTTGAGAATGGTTGGTGCTGAAATGCCAATGACATCTGATCAAGTAATTTGGTCTGAACAAAATAGATTACACGTAGCTTATAAAGCAAGTCAAGTAACTAACGTTAATAATGACGCTTCTCATAACGCTGTATTAACGCCTAACTTAGCTAACACTGCTTCTCCTGGAGTTGCGCAAACTTCACATGCTATTAGAGTTGGTCAAACAGTATTAATGTCTGACGTTGC